CGCATACGGCTTCGCATACGGCGCATACGCAGCGTACTACGTACCGGTGTCCGCACTGCGGTGCGGCGCTGGCGAAGCAGCAGCAGTACGCGGCTGCGCTGCGGTACGGGTATTGTGGGAAGTGTCGTAGTCAGAAGAAGGAGACGTAGTATGAGGAAGATACGCGCCCCGTTCCCGTATTACGGCGGGAAGTACACCATCGTTGACGAACTGAACCGGCGTTTCGGCGATGTGGATGTACGGATCGATCCGTTCTGCGGATCGGCGGCGTGGATACTCGCGTCGCCGCCGGTGAAGACGGAGATCATCAATGATCTCTACGCCGATGTGGTCAACGCCTACCGCGCCATTCGCGCCGACCCGGACGCCGTTGCGTTCTATTGCGATTATCCGGTGTCGGAATTGGATAGGCTTGCGCGCATCTGGACGTTGCGCGAAACGTTACCGGAGCGCGCAGCGCGCTGCGCTGCCGATCCGAACTGGTACGACGCACGGGCGGCGGGGTATTATCTCTATACCGTCTCAATCGACATAAGGGCGCGACCGTACAAGCGCGGTCCTTGGGTGGTAGAGGGCGGGAAGCTGGTCAGGCGCGGCGGAGCGGACGGAATGATAAAATCGCTGCCTTATATGTTGAGGCGGCAAGGAGCCGCCAAGGCGCGCTATGCCGAATTAGTCGCCTGGTTCCGTCAAATTGCCGAGCGGTTGCGTGGTGTGGTAATTCTCTGCGGCGACTGGCTGCGCGCGGTTAGTACGTTCCCGTCGGGGAAATACGGCGCAACCGCGATCCTTATCGACCCGCCGTATCCAGAATACGGTCAACGTCTCTACGCGACCGACGCGCAATCTTCCGTCTGGTTCGACGCTGCGCGTTGGGCGGTTGCGAATGGAGACAACCCGCTTGTGCGGATCGCAGTGTGCGGCTATTGGTCGCCCGAAACCGACGCGGTGTTTCCGTCCGACTGGGCGAGGTTTCGTTGGACGGCACAAGGCGGGTTCGGTAATTATAGGAAGCGCGGCGTGAACGAGAACCGATTCCGGGAGAGCGTCTGGTTTAGCCCGCATTGCAAGCGGGGGTAAAACAAAAAAAACCCATCCGTACGACGTTTTACCGGACGCGCGACGGGCGCGTTGTGGTGCACGAGGTGCAGATCGGGAAACGGCGATGCGGGCGCACATACGATCAGGCGCTGGTGTATGTGTTCGGCGATCTCGCCCAGGCGTGTATGCACCTCGCCGTCAACCCGCAGCACATCGCCCAGACGCGCGGCGACGCGGCGTTGCCGCCCGTCGAAGCGCCGACGCTCACGCCGGACGAGTGGGCGCGCGGGGTGGGAACGTACTGAAATTGGGGCTTGACAACCGGCGCGGGTTGTGGTATAGTGTAACTGTAATCGATATTCACTCACTTATGAGGAGGCTCAAGATGGCAACTGTACGTGTATGGAGCGGTTACGTTTCGACCATTGACGCTCGTGTTCGGTGGGTCGAGTTCGACGGAAAGTTTCTCGGCGGAATGATATACACGGCGAACGGGCGCGCTTGCGAGCGCGCGTTCTACGAAGCAGACAACGGTATGGTTGTGGTTCACGATGTCCAGCGTGGGACGTGGAGCGAAGGCGGTTATACATACGACCAAAGCATTATTTACCTCTACACGAACGTTGAAGATGCGTGCGTGAACTTCAACGTAAAACTGAATAACCTCGACACAACAAGCCGAAGTTTCGGCGAGCCGCATCACATCGACCCCGAAACCGCGCGTATATACTCATACACTTTGGAAGAGTACATCGCCGAGTTTGAGATTTGCACCACACATCCCTTTGCGTAACGAGCACCAGGCGCGGCTGCGAACCCTTGCACGCCGCGCCTTCTACTACAACGAAAGGAAGAGACGCTATGTCGAGCACGGAACTTGCGCGCTTCTTGGATGTGGCGCTTGACGTTCAAGCACCGCCGTATCCGGGCATTCACGTTGACTTTGGATTGATGGTGGCCAGCAACGGTGTAATGCTGGTCACCAAGAGGTTTGACGACAAGGTGTTCCTCCGAGGCAAAGGCGCTATCTCACCGAAGGCGGCGAAGGTGCTCGTTGCGCTGGTGGAGGCGACGTACATCGGAAGTATAGAAGTGAACGGCAACCGGGTGACCGTAACCGCCCAGAGTACGTGGTATGATGAGAAAGCCGGGGCGGAAGTGGCGGGCGGGTACCGAGAAGTGACGTTGCCGGAACTCTACTGCCGTCAAATCCCGATCAAGCGAATGGTCGAGGTGCTAGACGACAAGGCGTTAGGATGGGAAGTTCTTCCTCTTTCAAGCAATCCGAAACTGAAGACGCTGAAAGAAGCCAACGCGAAAGACTACGTTGCGTTGGTAGATAGCCCGCACGGCGGGTATGAACTCTTTCGCTTGAGGAACATCGACGACGCACACTGGTACAGCGTCGCCCAGTTGCGGTGTGGGCTTCGGCTGTTCGGGAAGCACTCATCCTTGATCGTGCGGCGAAGTAAAGACGGGTGGTTGGCGTTCAGCGATCAGTGGGGTTATACGTTCGCCGTCACCCCATTCATCAAACACAACTAGTACCAGACGCGAACACCAGAACCGCCGGACGCGCGTCCGGCGGTTTCTGTTTGTTCAGCAGTGTCACAACACCGTATAGAAATAAAAGAGAATGATGTGTTGTGACGGCAGCGCGGGCTTGACAATTCGGCGCGCGCGTGGTATACTATGCGTGTAGTCGAACATCAGAAAGGAGTACAACGATGTCGAAACGACGATCTCAACCAAAGACCCAACCCGCGCGCGAAATCGTTATCGCAGAAGGTGAGGACTACCGCATCATCTTCGACCGCGAAACGAAGGATTACGCGGTCGAATACCGCGGCGAGCCGGTCGGCTGGCGCGCGTATGTTGAGGACGCGCGGCGGCTGGTGGAACAGTTGCGGTACGAGGACGCGCGGCGCGGTGAGTAACAGACGATCCTCCCTCCTTCTCCTCCTAGAAGCCCCGCCAGCGTTGGCGGGGCTTCTAGTTGTCAGCAGTGTCACAACACTTCTCTTAATCAAAGAGAAGCAGGTGTTGTGACACCCACGCGCCGCCGCGATCTGGCGTACAAAAACGCGGCGCGTTTCCGGTATAATGAGAATGGAGGGGTGAATAACGCCCCGCAGAGAGAGGAGTAGGAGGGCATCACGTGAACCTTCCTTTTTCGCAGCCGCTGGACAAGGTGACCTACGGCGCGTTAGCCGCCGCAACCGTCATTATTCTCACGTGGGCGCTGCGGGAGTTCGTTGGGATCGAGTTGCCCGCCGAGGTGCAGGCGGCGCTGGCGGTCATCTTCGGTTACGTCGTCTCGTACCACATCCCGCTGAACGAGACTGAGGCTGAGGCAATCGCGCGGAAGTACTACAAGCACAAATGACCGTAGACGAACTGCTGACAGACGAAGCCCGCGCTGCGGTGTTGCGTGCGCTGTTTATGATCGTTGTCAACGACAACGAGCCGGCAAGCGCGCGCGTCGCTGCGGCGCGGCTGTTTCTGTCGCAGTTCGATGAGCAACCGAACGCCGATCAGAGCGTACTGGTGATCGTCGATGAGGCGGCGTTCGTCAAAACGGTATGAGGTTCGACTTCCACACCTCCACGCCGACCAGCGCGCCGTTGCGGAACAGACCCGCAACGCGCGGTTTGTGCACCTGCGCGCGGGGCGGCGGTGGGGGAAATCGCATCTGCTGGCGCGAATGCTCACCGAAGCCGCGCTGGTGCACCGGCAGACGGTCGGGTATTTCGCCCCGACGTACAAGTTGATGCTGCCGGTCTGGGAACAAGTGCGACGAACGCTGCGTGCACCGGCAGCAATGGAATACAAAGCAGAGCGACGGATCGATACGACAACCGGCGGGCGCGTTGAGTTCTGGTCGCTCGACAACGAGAACGCGGGAAGGTCGCGCGGGTACGATCTGATCGTTGTGGATGAGGCGGGTTTGGTTCGTAATCTCGAAACAATCTGGCGCGAAAATCTGATCCCTGCGCTGCTCGACCGGCGCGGCAGAGCGATCCTCGCCGGGACGCCGAAAGGGCGAGGGGATTTCTGGCGTATCCACCAGAGCGCGATAGAAGACCCGCGCTGGGCGACGGTGCGACGTTCAACGAGTGACAACCCGCGTCTCGATCCGGCGGACATCGCGCTGCTGCGGTCCGCGATGACCGAACGCGCCGCACGGCAAGAACTGGACGCCGAGTTTCTCGACGACGGCGGCGCGGTGTTCCGCAACGTTCGTAGTTGTGTCGGCGAGATCGTCCGCAGCAACGAGGCTGCGGTGATCGGGGTGGACTGGGGGCGCTACGAGGACGCAACCGTATTCGCGGCGCTCGACCCGCAGACGCGGTGCGTCGTCGACGTTGAACGTCTCGTCGATGTGGATTTCGCAACCCAGCGCCGCGCGCTGGTCGCGTTCTGGCGGCGCAACGGCGGCGGCGCGGTGCTCGCCGAAGCCAACAGCATCGGCGCGCCGAACATCGAAGAATTACGGCGTGATGGTGTGCCCGTTCAAGCGTTTACAACGACGGTCGCTTCAAAACCGCTACTGATCGACACGCTCGCGCTGGCGCTGGAGCAGCGAACGATTGTACTGCCGGAATTGGAGTGGCTGCTCAACGAGTTAGAGATATACAGCGTCGATATTTCCGCGTCCGGTCGCGCACGCTACAGCGCGCCGGAAGGATGCCACGACGACGGAGTAATTGCGCTCGCGCTGGCGGTGTGGGGCGCGGCGCAGAGCGCCGAGGTGTTGTTTGATGTCTAACCCGGTCGCACAACTCGTACTGTCGCCGTTTGAGCGCTACGACATCAAAGCGCTCAATCTGGAGGATTTCCTTCCGTCCGCGTGGACGGGCGTGTTTACCGGCGACGGCGATGCGGTCGATGTGGAGACGGCGTATGAGCGCGTCGCTGTGGTGCGGACGGCGGTGACGTTGCGGGCGAACGCTCTCGCGTCGCTGCCGTGGGAAATTACCACCCGGCGCGGTACGCTGGTCGCATTCGACGCAGAGCGACTGGCGGCGCTCATTCGCGGAATTGAGATCGACCTGTGTCTGTACGGCGCGGCGTATCTGTTGCGCGACCCCGCAGCGTCGCTTGGTCTCCGTCGTCTGCACCCGCGTACCATCACTCCGATCACCGACGCGAAACGCGGGCTGGTCGGGTTCACCCGCCGAGTGAACAACACTGAAATCCGGTTAGAGCCGGAAACCGAACTGCTGTATCTCTGGGAGCCGTCCGTAAGAAGCGAGGTTGAACCCGGCGTCGGGTTGGTGACGACGGCGCTGACCCAAGCCCGCGCGCTGCTGGCTGCCGAGCGCTACCAGACGGCGTACTTCGAGCGCGGCGCGGTGCGCCCCACCGTCTGGATGTTCGCCCAGCGCCCGACGGACGCCGAGCGGTCGCGGTTTGAGCAGTGGCTGCGCCAACTCGTCAGCGGCATCCGCAACGCATTCCGGCACCTTGCACTGTCGAGCGAGATCAAAACCGTCACGCTGGGCGATACACTGTCCGACGCGGTGCAGCCGGAACTGTTGCAGCGTGCGGCGGAACTGATGCTCACCGCGTTTCAAGTGCCGATGTCGCTGGTGTTCTCGAACGCCAGCAACTACGCCACCGCTCAGCGTGATTATCAGACGTTTATCCTACTAACGATCCTCCCTCGCACGCGCGAAATTGCGGCGATGCTGCAACCGCACTTTGCTGCGTACAATCAAGTTTTGCGTTGTAGCGAAGCGCGCATTGACGCAGTGCAGAGTTCGGAGTTGGAGAAGGCAGAGGCGATTCAGCGCCTCACCGGACAGCCGGTGCTCACACTGAACGAAGCCCGCGCACGTCTCGATCTGCCGCAGTTCGTTGAGGACGTAGCAGACCAAGAACTGCTGCGACTGCGCAACCGGCTGGCGATAGCGCGGGAAGCGGTTGCTGCCGGTCTCGACGTAAGAACGGCGCTGCGGTTGGCGGGCGTCAACGGCGCGGCAAGTGCGGAACCGGAGGAGGAGGCAGCGAAGTCGCTGAAGAAGGACGAAGCCGAACCGGAACTGCTGCCGCACGAGGTGCAACTCTACCGCGACCTCAAGCGCGCGTTTCAACAGTTGCGTCAGGTGATGCTCGACGGTGCAGACGAGATTACGGCGCAGATGTTCAGCGAGACGCTCTATCCCGCAATGCGCCGCAATATCGAGACGATTGCGCGTCTGTTCGCAGACGAGATGCGCGCAGCGATCGGCGTAACCGTCAACGTCGATGCGCTGCTGGCGGATTGGGCTGAGGAAGCGACGCGCCGCCAGGTGGAAGAGTTGCTCTATCCGTACACGCGCGACTACATCGCCCGCGCGGTTGCTGCTTGGCAACGGATGCCAAACGCCGACCGCGACGAACTCGTTCGGATGATAGAACCGGTCGTTGGAGCGAAGCGCGCCGAGACCGTCGCCATCACCGCTGCGACTGAAGCCGCGGCCGCGGGCGTGCGGGCGTACCGCGACGGGATGCGCGCCGAGCATAATCTGGAGTACGTGATGATTTGGGAGACCGCAAACGACGAGCGCGTGTGTCCGATCTGCGGCGCGCTCCACGGCAAGCGCGAGGACGAGTGGGGCGGGCGGAGCGGGCCCCCGGCGCACCCGCGTTGTCGGTGCGGCGTCAGACTGGAGCGGGTAAATGCAGGTTAGCGTCTCTGTCGATCTGGATAACGCATTGCGCAAACTGCTGCCGCGTTCGGCGCGGATCGAAGCCGCGCTCGATGCGGGTGCGGCTGCGGCTCACGGCGTGATGCAAATCTATCCGCCCCCGCCTGCCGGATCGCGGTATCGAAGGACGGGCAATCTGCGGCAGAAGTTGCGGATCAAGAAACTGTCGAAGACGTTGAGGATCGTCGAGAACACCGCGTCCTATGCGCGGTACGTCTACGGAATGCCGCAAGCGCGCGTCCATCGCGGGCGCTGGGCGTCGGTGCGCGACGCGGCGGAAGCGGCGAAGAAGGAAGCAATCGCCGTACTGAAGGGGAGGTGAGGAGATGGAGTGGCAGACCGCGCCCGGCGCGGCGCTGAAGGCTGCGTACACCGGCGACGTTGAGGGGTTGCTGGTGGTATTCGGTAATCCCGACGCCGTTGATCTCGAAAATGAGTTCTTCACGCGAGAAACCGATTTCGGGCGACTGCGCGAAACTCCGATCTGGCTCAACCACGCGCAGCCGGTGAAAACGGCGGGCGGGGTTATCCTCATCGAAGAGCCGATCGGCTACGGCGCGCTGGAGATGACCGATGAGGGGGTGATCATCCGCGGGCTGCTCGACGCGAAATACCGCTACCTCGCCCAGATCGCGCCGGAGATGGGCTGGTCGAGCGGGACGGCTGCGCACTTGGTGGTGCGCCAACCGGCGGGGAAGGCTATGTTTATCAAACGCTGGCTGCTGGGGCTGGATGCGAGCATCACGCCGACGCCCGCAGAGCCGCGTACAATGTTGAGGAATGTCTATCGGTTAGTCATCAAGTAGGAGGGAAGTAAGGAGATGACGGAGATTGTGATGAACCAATCGGAACTCGCTGCCGAGATCGCCGCGCGGCTGCGTGACGAGGTGGCGGCGGCGGTGAAGGCGCAGAGCGTCGGCGTGGCGACAACCGCAACCACTTCGGAAGGCGAAGGCGTATCGTTCGGCGACTTCTTGAAGTGCGTAGCAACCAACGACGTTCAGCGTCTGCGCGCGGTCTACAAGAGCGCGAAAGCGCTAGACGAGACGACCGGCGCAAGCGGCGGCTTTCTGGTGCCCACCCAGTTCGAGGAACGCATCCGCGCCGTCGGCGCGCCGATGCTGTTTGATCAACTCGTCGCCGCCGGTCGCGGTCCGTTGATGCTGCGCACGAACGCGGCGGAGTTGGCGCTGCCGGTGCTGGAGCAAGATCAAGCGCCGAACGTCGAGAGCAGCGCGCTGGTAGGCGGCGTGCGGCTGGTCTGGCGTGAGCAGAGCGCAGACGTTGCGGAGAGCGAACCGCGCTTCGAGCAGCGCATCTTCCGCCCGCACGCGGCGGACGCCTACGTTGCGGCGTCAACCGAACTGATCTCCGACGCGCCGCAGGCGTTGGAAGACACGCTTGTTACGCTCTTCGGTCGCACCTACGCGGTGCTGAAAGCGCGCGTGATGCTGCGCGGCACCGGCGTCGGACAGCCGCGCGGGATCGTCGGACATCCGGCGGCGATCAGCGTCGCCCGCTCCACCACAGGCACGCAGGTTGAGCGGGACACCGACACCGTTCTGGCGATGATCCAGCGGCTGCTGCCCGGCAGCGCGACTGCGGTATGGATCGCCCATCCGTTCTGGCGGGCGCGGCTGATGGCGACGCGGCTGAGCGAGACGCTGCTCTATACGGTCAACGGGCAGTCGCTGGTGTACGGCGATACCCTCGCCGGTATTCCGATTGCCTACAGCGAGCACCTGCCGGAGGTAACCGGCGCGGGATCGCTCATCCTCGCCGATCTGTCGTACTACGCAATGGTGGAGCGCGCGGGGTTCAGCGTTGCGTTCAGCGAACACGTGCGCTTCCTCAAGCGGCAATCGGTGTGGTTGTTCGGCGTGCGGATCGACGGCGCGCCGCTCATCAACGCACCGCTGATTTTGGCGGACGGCGCGGGTACGAACACCGTCAGCCCGTTCGTCGAGATCGCAGCCGGGCAGTAGTAAGCAAGGGCGTCACAACACGCTATAGAAATAAAAGAAGATCGCGTGTTGTGACGCTGCTGATGACACCGGCGGGCGCGGGGGAGTACTACGTTTGGGTGAGGCGGACTGTCACAACACTGCATATAGATAAAAGAAGATGCGGTGTTGTGACGGCGGTTGAGGACAACGGCTGATCAGAAAACGGGCGCTGTCACAACACGCTGTATAAATAAAAGAGATGCAGGTGTTGTGACGGCGCACTAGAGGAGGAGCATACGATGCTTGTTCAGGAGACCATTCAGCCGCTGTTGCGGTTCTTCAACGCGAACGTTACGGCGGATACGGACACGTCGGTTATAAGTATTGCAAACGCGCAGGCGGTGCGGATCGTTGCGCACACCGGGACGGTGGTAGGCACTGCGGCGCTGCGTGTGTTCGTCAACACCACGAACTCCGCTTCGGGAGCAACTGAGTTGACGGATAAGGCAATTGCAACGCTGGCGTCAAACTCGTCCTATGAGATTTTCGTATCGGGCGAGGAGGCGTATGCAGCGATGGCGCGCGCGTCGCATCTGTTTGCGCGTGTTGATGTAACGGATTCGGCGACCGTTCCGATTGCGATTGAGATTTCCGCGTTCCCGGCGCGCGACGTTCCCGCGTCGCTGCCATCCGGCTGGACGCGCGTGCTGTGAGGTGACAGATGTACGCGACGTTGGCGCAGTTGAGGGAATACCTTAGCGTCACAACAACTGTTGATGACGCGCTGCTAACCGATCTGATCACACGCGCTACTGCGGTTATCGAACAGATGACGCGCAAGACCTTCACTGCGCCGACGGCGACATCTCGAACATTTGGACGCGAGGTGATGCTGTGGGACGCGCAGTTGCGGCGGGATTATCTACTGCTGCCGTCCGGCGTCTACATCGCGCAACTGGTCAGCGCGATCGACGGCGACGGTGATGCGATCACGCTTACCGAAATCGACACGCACCCGCCCGACGCGCCGTACACCGTCCTCGCGCGGCGGGGCAAGCGCTGGTGCGGCGCGTCGCAGCAAGCGACGATAACCGCGCGGTGGGGGTACAGCATCAACCCGCCCGCCGATATTGTGCACGCAACAATCCGTCTCGCCGCGTGGATGTACCGGCAACGCGGGACGGCGAACGACCCGGATCGCCCGACGGTTGCCGACGGCGGGCTGGTTCTGCTGCCGTCGGCGCTGCCGGACGATGTACGCGCGATATTGGAGCGCTACCGCGATGTCGTATAGTAGCGTCACCGACATCATTGAGTTGCTGGCGGGGCTGGCGGTGCAGTACAACAGCGCCGTCGTTCCCGTTCGGCGGTTATCAACGCAACCGAACTGGTCAGACGCCGCGCAACTGCCGGTGCGGATCATCCCCGCGCTCGGCGGGTTGCGGCTGGTTGAGGGGGGCGTCTACACTCCAACGCGCGCAACGCGGGCGGTGTGGGAGATCGACGATCTGCTGCTCGTGCGTGATGTCGGGATGGGGCGCGGTGTTGCGGATACGGCGGCGGCGCTGGTGGACTACATCGAAGACTACGTTGCGCGACTGCGTTTCGCGTGGTTGACGCGCGGCGATGTGCAATTACTCAACGTGAGCGGAATAGTCGACGTTATTCGGTACGGCGAGCGGGCGTATGAGGGCGTTGCGATGACGACGAGGTTCGCACATCTCGTACGCGCGCCGTCGAGTTAGGAGGGTAGGAGATGTCGCACTCTGGAGTTCTTGCCGGGCTGTACGCCGGTAATTTCGCGGTCGAGATTTCGACCGATGCTACGACCTGGACGGCAGTATCTAATGCAACGGTGAAGGTAGACGACGTTGAACTGAACCGACCTTCCGGTGAGGCGTATGTCGGCGGTTCGAGCGACTACGCGACGGTGACGGTCGGTAAACGCGAACCGGTCGAACTCACATTGACGTTTTTGTACAACGAGGATACGAACTCTGCGGCGAATACGATCTTTGATCAGTTCCAAAGCGCCTCGCCGCGCCTCGGCGTGCGCTGGTCGCCGCGCGGGTTAGTCGGCAGCGCACGCGCGTACGGAACGAGCAACGACGGCGGAACGTCGTTTGGGGTGGGGGTGATCACCAACGTCACACTGAGCGCGCTTGACCCAAGCGACGCAGATCCGTATGTCGCGATGGTGACGGTGCGAACTCCGTCGCTGCGTCAGTACACGCTCGGATCAAGCCCGACCAACCTCAACCCGGCGTCATAAGTAGGAGGGTATTATGGACAAACCAGCAGAGATTTACGACATCGATACAATCCGCGTTGACCGCAACGCGCTGACGATCCGCGAAGCCGCGACGGTACTCAACAACGAATTGACCGCACCGGTGGTGGCGCGGTTGGTGCGCAAAGCAATCGGCACGCAAGCAGACCGGTTCCCGCTGCGGGCGCTGAAGGCGGTGTACGAACGGGTGTTGCCGAAGATTTTCGAGCCGGACGAGGCGGTGCGGTCGCGGGTGGCGGGGCTGGTTCCCGCAGTCGGCGAGATCACCCTCGGCGAGTATCACGAGTTTCTCGACGCCAGCGAACGGAAGATCGCGTTCCCGCCGGTGGCGGCGACGTTGTTGATCAAAGCCTACGGTGAAGACATTCTCAACGAACCGTATGCCGCCGCCGCGTTACTGCTGAAGAAAATCTTCGACAGTATCGGCGATGAGGGAAACGAGTAGCGCGGGCGACGGCGTTAGGTCTGCTCGACCTCGCGCCGCTGCCCGCCGCGTACACAGAATTGGTGTTGTGCAGAGACATCTACCACTGCACGCCCGACGCGCTTGATCGTCAACCGCTCCGGCGCGTCGCGCAGCATCTTGCGGCGCTGCGCGCGGAGCGGCGGCACCAGGCGCTGGTCGCAGCGCATCAACGGAAACGGCGATGAGCGATGTCGTCATCAAACTGAGCGCGGTTGACGCAGCAAGCGGCGTGCTGGAGCGCGTCGCCCAGAACGTTCGCGGCGTCGGGCAAGCCGCGGACGCCCAGCGCGGCGCGTTCGGGGCGCTGGAGCAGGTGGCGGTCGGCGCGCTGCGGCAGATCGGCGCGGCTGCGGTCAATCTGGCGGCGACGGGGATTGCTGCGCTTGGAGATCAACTGCGTTCGAGCGTCGACGTTGCCGCGAACTTCGAGAGCGCTCTCTTCAAGTTCCAGGCGGTGGCGGGCGACTCGCTGACGAAAGCCGGACTGTCGTTTGATGACGTAAAGCAAAAAGCGCTTGCGCTAGGATCGTCAACGCAGTTCAGCGCACAACAAGCGCTGGATGCGATGACGGAACTCGTCAAGGGCGGCATCAACGTCAAAGATGTGATGGGCGGCGCGACGGATGCGACGCTGGCGCTTGCCGCAGCCGCGCAACTCAACCTCGCCAACGCCGCCACAATCGTTGCGAAGCAGTTGGGCGTCTGGGGCGAGACCGGCGTGACCGCGGCGAACGTCGCCGACCTTCTCGCGTCCGCCGCGAACGCAAGCACCGTAGACGTTGAGGAACTCGCGCTCGGTCTGGCGAACGTCGGCGGCAGCGCGAAAGTCGCCGGACTGTCGTTCCAGGAGACAGTCCAGACGATGGCGCTCATCGCGCCCTCGTTCAGCAGCGCCGCAGATGCCGGTACGTCGCTCAAAACGTTCCTTCAGCGCCTGATCCCGACGACAAAAGACGCAACGCGGATGATGGTCGAGTTGGGGCTGGCGACGGAAGACGGGAAGTCGAAATTTTTCGACGCGAAAGGCAACTTTATCGGGATGGAGGCGGCGGCGCGGTTGTTGCACGACGCAACCAAAAATCTGAGCGAAGAACAAAAATTCTTAGCGCTCAATACCATCTTCGGAACCGATGCGATCCGCGCCGCTGCTGCAATTTCCGTGGCGGGCGCGGTGGGCTACAACGAGATGGGTCAAGCAATGCGCGACGCGGGCGGTGCGGCGCAGGCGGCGGCGATAATGCAGCAAGGGTATAAGTTCACGCTCGACCAGTTCAACGCGGCGGTGGAGACGTTGCAGATTACGGTCGGAAGCGCGCTGTTGCCTCATTTGACGCGGTTGGTCGCTGCGGCGGCGGAAGGAGTCAACGTATTCACCTCGTGGGTTTCCGGCATCCTCAACGCGGCCGATCCCGTCGCAGCGCTCGCGGCGCAGATCGGGCTGGTCGGCGTGACGACCGGCAGCGTTCAGCAGATGATTACCGACGCTGCGACTGTTATTTTCGCAACGTGGAACTCGTTGAGCGCCGCACTTGCGCCGTCTACGCAGACCGCGTGGAGCGCGGTGCAGCAGGCGGTGCGGTTTGCGACCGCGCTCGTAACGCAAATCTGGAACACCCACGGTGCGGATATTCTCGCGTTCGCAAAACGAACGTGGGAAGGAATTATGAGCGTCGTCACCGAAGCGGCGCGGTTCATTCAAGCCGTAATTGAAACGCTGGTCACGGCGGTGCAGTGGGTGTGGCGCAACTTCGGCAGCGAGATCACCGCAGTCGTGCAGTTTGCGTGGAACCAGATCAAGACATCGACCGAAACCGTACTTGCGGCGCTGCGTGGGTTGTTCGAGGCGGGAACCGCCACGCTGCGCAGCGACTGGAGCGCGGTGTGGAACGCGGTGCAATCAACGGTACAGACCGCGCTTGCGGCTGTGCAGCAAGCGGTGCAGTTCATAACCGCGCTCGTAACGCAAATCTGGAACACCCACGGAGCAGACATCCTCGCGTTCGCAAAACGAACGTGGGAAGGAATTATAAGCGTCATTGTCGCAGCGGCGCAATTCGTTCAAGCCGCGATTGAAGCGCTGACCGCAGCAGCGCAGTGGATTTGGGCGAATTTCGGAAACGAGATCACCGCAGCCGTGCAGTTTGCGTGGAACCTCATCAAAACACTAACCGAGACCACACTGAGCATACTGCGCGGACTGTTCGAGGCGGGAACCGCCGCGCTGAGCAGTGATTGGAGTGAGGTGTGGAACGCGGTACGGTCAACGGTGCAGACCGCGCTTGCCGCAGTACAGCAAGCAGTGCAGTTCGTAACCACGCTGGTGGTGCAAATCTGGAACGCCCACGGTGCGGATATTCTCGCATTTGCAAAACGAACGTGGGAAGGAATTATAGGCGTCGTCATCGCAGCGGCGCGGTTTCTTCAAGCAGCAATCGAAGCGCTGACCGCAGCAGCGCAGTGGATTTGGGCGAATTTCGGAAACGAGATCACCGCAGTCGCGCAGTTTGCGTGGAACCTCATCAAAACACTAACCGAGACCACACTGAGCGTACTGCGCGGACTGTTCGAGGCGGGAACTGCCGCACTGCGCGGCGACTGGAGCGCGGCGTGGGAGGCGATCAAGCGCGTCGCGGAAGCGCTGTGGAACGGGATACGCACATCTGCTGAACATCTGATGAACACGCTTTCGTTGCTGTTTCAGTCGCTGTACCCGCGTCTCGAAGAGGCGTTCCGTCACGCGATTGCGGGCGCGGCGTCGCTCGGCGCGGCGCTGATCGACGGGATCAGAAGCGGAGTGGAAAGCGCGGCGCGCGGGTTGGCGCAGGCGGCGGCAGATGCGGCGAAGGCGGCGCTGGACGCAGCAAAAGCGGCGCTCGGCATCCGCTCGCCGTCGCGCGTCGCGGCGCGCGAGGTCGGCGTACCGCTCGCCGAAGGCATTCTGCGCGGGCTGACGGAAGGTCTCGCGCCGCTGCCGCTGCTCACACGCGACGCGGTGACGCAACCGCCTCCGGCGTCGGCAACGGTCAACGTCGGCGGCATTACCGTCAACGCTGCGCCGGGAATGGACGAGCGGCGGGTTGCGACGTTGGTACGCAGCGAGATCGATAACCTCACTCGACTGGCGCGATTCGGGAGGGTGTGATGAGAATACGCCGGATCGGGACTCTTGTGTTCAACGAGAATACGAACATCATCGTTGACGCAACTAATCAAGACGCGCCCGGCATCGGGTTCAACGCGAATGCGCTTTTCGATCCGCAGCCGTTCGCGGCGGAGATCGCGTTTCGGAGAGAGACGCGGCAGCAGGCGCTGAACGCGGTGAATGCATTCGCGCGCGAACTGCATATTTACGCGCAGCGACGGCAGGTCGTTTCGCTTGCGGGCGGCGCGCAAGTGATTATTGACGACGCAAGCGGCAGTGCAACGCTGGCAGCGCACCTTCGTGACGCAGTCGTCAATCTGTTGAGCGTCGAGACGACCGCAACCGGCGTGATCGCGCGGGTGCGGGTGACGGGAACGCTGGTCGCTCCGTTCATCAGTACTACGAGTTTGCTGAATTCATTTTCGGAACTACGACCATACGAACGCCGAAATATTTCGCTGCCGGGGTTGAGCGATGAGTATCTTTACAAAAACGGATTTTATTGTTTCGTCTCGAATATGCCGAGTCTCTACAATGCGCTGTTTGCCGCAGAGGAGCGGGAGAGTGCATCGGGGGGAAGCCGTATCCAGGTGATCAATGCAACTTCGAATTCACAAGGGACTACGACGGAGACGTGGAACGTAGGCGGGACGACGTTGAGGCGCGTACGGTTCTCATCTGCGACGAGCGGAACGATCACCTACCCCATCTCCCCGACCATCCCGGCAGATGTATACCGCCTTTTCATCGAGATTTTCTGCCCAACCACACCGGCGGCGAATGCGCGCTATCTCATCGGTTGGGAAGGACAGCCGCAGATTGCGGAAACGATAACGGCAGGTCGCTCGTGGTATATGCCCGCGCTCATTACCCGCGACGGCGCGCCGATCACGGTGACTCTCCAAGTCCAGAACGTACCGAACGACACGCTGGTAATGCCGCTCGTCCTCATCCCGACCGACGGCGTTTCCGTCTGGAACATCGTCACGCCGCCGCCGCTCATCGTTTTTCATATGTACGATCCGCAATACGCCCTTCCGCGCCCTTTCCGAACTATTCCGAACGGAACGATCTACGGCGCGCCGGGATTTGTTTCGAGTCGCCACCTTACGGTGTTTCTCGGCGCGACGACGTTAAATTACAACGACCACATCAACGCATTCGCCAACTTTGACGTTCGTTCGTACCGAATCGAACCCGCCGCGTTCGCGTAAGGAGGCGACTATGCTTGTTGCAATCACCGAACCACATCAGCACTTTCCGGTACCGCTCACCGTCGCCGACTACGAATTCTCGACCTCTGACGACGGCGACGAGCGCGGGCGCGTCACGCTGCCGCCGGGCTACGCGCGCTCTGGGGTTATGACGCAGATCGGCGACGAGTTGATCGTCTACTGTACGCAACTCTCGCGCACCGTCTGGCGCGGGCAGATCGAGCGGATCGAGGAGGCGCGCGACGGCAGCATCACCTGGCACGCACTGGGGTTCGGCGCATTACAGCGCGAGGCGCGGATTTCGGTCGTGCAGAACGTGATTTCTACAACGAAATGGAAGCCCGTCGGCTCCGGGTTTATGCCCAACAGCGGCTACAATTCGCGTCCCGACCTGTGGGAGTATGAATTTATTTCCGGTAATTTGTTTATAACTATACGGATAGTAACAAAGAGAACGTTTACAATTTCAAATTCAACGCTTTTCTTCGTCGCGTATTTGTACGCTCAACCGGAACGCTACGCAACGATCACATCAAACGAGCGTCTATATGTAGGAGTAACTAGAACGGGTCTGGCGACCGGCGTATGGGTCGCGCCGGTGACGGCTATTCCACAACCGAATACGTACACGCTGACGCTCGGCGCATTCTCCAGCATCAACAACGAAGGGGTCATCACAGCATCGACGTGTTACGGCTGGGTCGTCGGCGTGCAGGCGTCCGGCAACGAGACGACCGTGGGGGCGACGTCTGTTGCGTTTCTTGCGAGAATCAACGACCCCGGCACCGGCGGAATCAACGCCGGACCGCTCTCTACCGCGCTGATCGCACGCGGCGGATGTTGTGACATCTACCTGCCGTCTCAAACGATAGTTGATATAGAAAACCCGAACGCAAACCTACGCGAAATTATCGAGCACGTCAGAACCGATTATTCGTCCGTCAGGTACCATCTCAAGCGCTTCCTGCGCGACCGACCGCGACCAACAATCGATTTTCGCACAGACAGCACGCTGGTCTGGCGCTTCCCCGAAACGATGCGCGTCGTCGACATCTCGAAAGCGCCGAGCCGCATATTTGCACAATATCACGGCTACTGGACGGATCATCTGACCGCGACGACAACGATTCAATCGCTCGAATCGCGCCGACAACTCGCCCGGCGCGTCGCCGGCGTCGGCGAATACAGCAGCAAGACGACCGCAGACGCGCGCCGCGACGAGGCGGCGATTGCGATGGATCGCCAGATTGCACCGATAACGGTCGAACTCGACAATTCGCGCTACGAACTGCTGACGCGCGAAGGAGTTGCGGTTCCGAATTGGGCTGCGGATGTCAGCGACTATGCGATTGTGCCGGGCTACTACCGAAACGCGAAAATCACAGCGCGCGTCATCACACGCGAGCGAACGACGTACACCGTTTCGTTCAATCCCGACGACTTCGTGACGGCGCTGAGGTGAGGAAGGAAATGCCTCGTCAACTATTTCCATACGTCGGCGGAAAATACCTCGTTGCGACGGAAATCAACCGACGGTTCGACGCGATTGATACACGCATCGACGCCTTTACCGGATCGTCGAGTTGGATACTCGCTTCTGAACCGGCGAAGTACGAGATCGTCAACGATCTGGACGGCTACGTTGTCAACTACCTGCGCGCGGTCAAGTACGCGCCGGAGGAGGTTGCGCGGCATCTGGACTTCCCGCGTGCAGAGTTGGAGTTGGTAGCGCGTCATCACTACGTCAGAGATAAACTACCCGAACTCGTTGCAAAACTGGGCGGCGATCCGGATTACTGCGATCCAATTCTCGCGGCGCGCTGGGCGTATGTGATGGCGCATAGTCTAATGCACGAATATAAGAGCGCCGGTGGATGGTCGGTGCGCGACGGACGACTGGTTTACGAACGCGGCGCGGGACGAAGGCGGGTAAGTATGACATCAGCGCCGCAGCTCCTCGCCCGACTCGTCAAAGAACGTCGCGTTTTCGAGTACGTCGCCGCACTGTCCGAACGTCTGCGCTGTGTCCAGGTGTGGTGGAATGATTTCGAGGTCGTTGTTGAAAAAGCAGACCGTTCCGATTTCGGCGTCGTCGGTATTCTTCTCGACCCGCCCTACCCGCGCCACCTGCGCGACTACGAATACGACACCGACGGCGCGGATGTCTGGCATCGCGCCGCACGCTGGGCAATCGCCAACGGCGACAACCCCAAATACCGCATCGCGGTCTGCGGCTACAACGACGCCGACAGCGATGCGCTGTTCCCGTCTGCGTGGCGGCGGTTCGTCTGGCGACGCAGCGGCATCGGTCAGAACAAAGACCGCGAGTGCATCTGGTTCAGTCCGCACTGCGGGGGAGGCAGAGATGATTGACGATAATCCGCTTATCTTCGCACCGCACAGCATCAGCGCCGCGACGTTCCGGCGCGTGCTGCGCATCGCGCGCAGTCCGGCGTTCGTCGAAACCGATGCGCTGCTGGCGGCGCTCGACGACTGGGGCGCGGATCGCGGCGTCGCGTTGGCGTTCTTTGCGAAGGAGAGCAGTTACGGGCTGCGCGGCGTTGCAACGCGCACGCGCAACTGGGGCAATCTCAGACGCGGCAAGCGGATGATTGCGCAGACGCCGCACCCGTTTGCCGTTTACGCGCGCTGGACGGACGGCTTGAACGACTGGTGCGAGTTGCTCAAAGAGCACTACTGCAAGCGGCGCGGATTGTGCCGCTTGCGCCAGATACTGCCGCGCTACGCGCCGTCGTCAGACGGCAACAACCCGGAGCGCTACGCAGATTTCGTCGTCGCGCTCGTTCGACGTTGGCAGAGGGAGGAGCAAAGTGGACATCGTTGAGATATTCCAATTGCTGGCGGCGGGGCACAACGGGCTGACCGCAGTCGATTACGTCTGGAACGCGGTCTTCGGCGCAATCGGCGCGGCGACCGCATACCTCGCCGACAACGAGGGCGAGGTGATTTTGCCGCGCTACGACGCCGAGCAGCACAGCATCGAACTCGGCGCGTTGGGGCGCGTGCTGGTCGGCGCGGGGGCGGGGACGCTCGTCGGCTATTCCGGCTACGTCCCGTTCATCGCGGGCGTCGTTGCGCCGACGCTGCTGCCGATATTGATCGATAAGGTCACTGCATTTGTGGGGCGTGGGCGAAAATGAAACTCGACGTTCTGTTGCTTATCAGCGCGTTCGCACTCGCGTTCGTTCACCCCGACGCGGCGCAAGTCGCAGCGACGGCGGTGCTGGTGCTGCTGGTGACGCGGATTGAACGGGGGCGACGGGCGAGGAAAAAGAAAAGCGCCCCGGCTGTTCGCTGAGGCGCGAAGGAGGCGGGGCGTCTAGTACTGCTGGATGTCGATTGCGAGAGACGCCAGCGCCTCGACCGGATTTGCGGCGACGCCCCGGCAGACCACCTCTTGATCGCCGTCGTCAACGAGCGCGTCGGCGACCCGGAGAGGGCCGTTGCGGAACGCCCGGAGTTTGATAAGCCGCACATCTCGTTTCGGATAGTGCATCATTAGCGTCTCCAACACATTTACTTACCTCCTTGTAGATAGATAACTGTCGTACCTACGGCATACCACACACCCGCCGGTTTGTCAAGAGTGAAATCTCAACCAAAGTCCTCACCAAAAGCCCTTGACAAAAAGGAACTTGTGTGCTAGGCTAACGACCGGCGTAGTAGACGCCGACTTAGACGAGGAGAAAGGAGCCTATGTCCATCTCATTTACAGATTACCTCGACTTGCTCTACGGCGACGACGCCGCTGCCTATACAACCGTCAGCGTCAAGTTGACCGACGGTCGCTTCAAATGTCAGACATTCAACCTCTCGCAGCGCGCCGAGATCGTCAAGCATATCGAGAAACACCTCGTATACGACATCTACATCAAGCGCGCGTCGCAAAAAAGAATCCCAGACCCCGGATCGTCCGGCAGCGCCAAACTTGCACACCTCCAGCGCGTCATCACCGCAGACATCGACATCCATTCCGACGCGCACGCGAAGGATACGCTCCCCGCGTCAAAAGACGACGCGCTGAAACTCCTCACCGAGAGCGGCTTGCCGGAACCGACGCTCGTCGTCCACACCGGCAACGGTCTGATGCCGATGTGGGTTCTGCGAGAACCGCAGAAAGCGGACGACGTTGCGCCGGTGCAGTCCGGCGTCGAGGCGCAACTGCGCATCACCGCCGCGCGGTACGGCTGGACGCTCGACAACACGAGCGACGCGGCGCGGTCGATCCGCGTCGTCGGTTCGTACAACTGGAAGCAGCGCCCACAGAAGAAGCCCGTCGTTGTCCTTCGCAACAGCGACCGCTACTACGACCTCGCCGATTTCGCCGCGTTCGCCCGCCGTCCACTCCTCACGCCCCGGCGCGTCGGCGGCGCGGCAACGCGGGAAACGATTGAGACGCTGCTGAAGCACATTCCGGGCGACGGGTTGGAGTACAATATGTGGCT